GTCTCAATGCCGTTGAGATTTAGCTTGTACTCGTTGCCGTAAACAGCTTGCTTGACCCATACCAAGCATTCATGCGGCTTGGGTCGCGGCGTCTTTGGAGCAACCGCGAAATCCATCGCGGTCTTGGTTTTTGTGTTGCTGATGAAGGTGTAGTCCGCGACGGTAACCGCCCTCAGATCCTGCTTGGCGCTGGTGACGCTGCTCAGGTAATTCTTTGAACCTGCGTCAAACGTCACGTCAACAGACTTGCCCTTTAAGTCGAAAACCTTGATGTCGTCATCGCTGATAACTGCCAGGTATTCCTCTTTCTCGTCGCGCAGAATCGTGTGGAAGAAGGCATCACCAAAGCCGGTCTCGCTGACCTTCGCCAGTGTTCTGCTGCTGTCTCGTTTGCGCAGCCCTTCCGCAATCGACGACACACCATTGATTTGAATTTCGCCCTGGCTCGGATCCCGCTGTGGGTCTGGCTGGAGAGAGACCCCTTGGATGAGATTAGGAATCGTTACGGCGATGTTTTTCATCAGAAAATGCTGTATCCGTTGGCGACACGACGATTCATCAAGCCCGTGTTTGGCTGATACGTCGGGAAGGCATAGCTGCCGGTGAGCATGTTCGCTTGATCCTGCTCCAGCTCAATGCGCTCCAGCTCCGCCTGGGCATCGCGCTCATCTTCCGACGTGTATTTGAACAGAGCCTCTGATCCCAGTGTTCGATCAGAAAAGATCCGCGCCGCCCTGATCGTCACCCAGCGGTTGAATGCTTCTGGAACCTGATCAAATGACAGCAACCAGATCACATCAGCTTCCAGCTGCGTAATGGTTTCGTCGATCTGGAAGGTGCGTTTCAGTAAGTCGTAGACCATCGTTCCCCTCAGCTGAAATCGACCGTTGTACTGATAGCGATTGACTGAGAACCCGATGACCTGCTCGGGCACCTTGATGACCCCTTCCAAGGTGTCCCGGCTGAACGGGTAGCTGTATTCGGTGTTCCAGGTCCAACCCTTTGTTTGCCCTTCCTTGTGGACCTCCAGGACAGTGCGCTGCGCAACCCGAGCGTCTTGAATCTGCTCATTGTCGAGAGTGTCGACCGGAGCCTCGCCAATGTTTTCCAAACAGATATTGACTGCATCCAGCAGAGTTGTCCTCCCCTGCGGTTTTGCCTGTGCCTGAGAGCCCATGCCACAACTACGGGGACGATGCACATATTGTGGCAAACACAAAAAAAGGGGCCAGCTTCTGCTGACCCCTCCCCACTCGCCGTGCACGATTACAACGTAATCACGCCGTAGCAATTGCACAAGCACATTCAGCGCGAAGTACGCCCATCCCCAGACTTTGACGCGCCACCATCAAATCGGCCTGGTACTGAACGCGATATTCCGGTCCAGTGAGCTGTAGTGAAGGGCTCAGGAGTGAGACAACACCAACAGCATCGCGGTGGAAGATCAGGCCGCGACACTTGGACAAGTCCTGCTCATAATCGGGGTTCACGTCACCAGCAACCAGTGAGTAGCTGGGCTGAACGACGTGATTACTTGAGTACAGAGGAATACCCGCAATGCGTGCAGTTTCGCCGCCAGCGATTGTTCCATTACTGCCATTATTGCCATTGAAATCTACATTAATGGCCCTACTTGACTGAGTAATTGAGTAGTAGTCGTCTGGAGAAAAGACGGCATACATGTTGTCAATGGGCACATCTTTGGTCTCGAAGCCCACGCGAGCGTCGAAGATGGCGTCCACCAACATGTCGCCCCTTTGTTGACGAGTTTTGGCGTTAAATGTCGCCGCGTCATCAGCGAAAGTAATGGTCTGGCCGACGCGCCCTGCGTTCGGGGGATCTTTGGCGAGAGGCTCGGTAGCGTTATTGGCGGCAGCCCACACAAGGCGGGCAACACGCTTGTCATACTCGTACGCAAGGGCTCTGCCGAGTTCTTTTGTATAGATCTGACGAACATCGTAGTAGTTCATCAGTTCATCAACTTGATAAATCGCAGCGTCTGCGAGCATCAATGCGTCAAGCTCAATTGTACGCTTGTTCAGGTCGGAAGGCTCATTCCCAGAACCGTTAATTTGGGTGCCTGGCTGATGATAATTTGCCAACATGCGCCCGGTGATTGGAAAGTCGACACTGCGGCCTCCACGGATGTTGCGCTCTCGGGTCTTGCCCTTGAACACGCAGTTAGTCATGAAGGCGTCGAGGACCTCACTTGACCCAAGCCGCAAGAACATGGCGCGGTCTTTGTCCACGCCGTTCAGGCCAGGGCCCCAAGTAGCGGCATCGCCCTTGATTTGGCCCAACCTTTGAAGGTCTACAGCAGCCATGATGAATTTTTCGGAGGAATGGTTTTGGTTCGATTCAGACCGCCCATTCCTCCCTGGCCGTGAGTTGTCCTTTCGGGCTCACCCAGTTCTGGTTGCGTTCTTAAACAGCAGCCTACTAAAAATCAGGCGAGCTATACAACATGTTCGCCACTTTGTTTCTGTAGGCCTCATCTACGTCGTAAAGACGCTGGCCTCTGCTATTCCTTTTGTTCATTGCATCCAGCACTTGTTGCTGACTTTGGAATACTTGGCGATCAGCAGCTGGTGTTCCACCCCCGTAGAGCTGTGGCTCTGTGTCTTGCTGAATCAGCCCCTGACGGGCCTGCAGTGACTTCAATGCCCAGCGCACAGCTTCAACGTTGCCGCTGTTCACCGCGTTGTTGTAGCTCTCCTTTTCAGCATCACTCATGTTGTCCCGGCCCCAGGCTTGTAATTCATCAAATGCTTTCTCCCCGCCGATGTCATCGAGGATCGAAGCGGAATCAGCATCAGACAACCCTTCGCTCTGAGCAGCAGGAGTCGCGGCACTCTTCTGAACAAAGGTCTCGACGACTTCCTTGGAGACGTTGAAGGTCTCGGCCAACGCCTCGTAGTGCTCGCTGATGTCCTGGCCCTGGTCGGCCTGGCCCATCAACGCAGCCAGATCAACGCCTTTTTCAGCAAGGCTCTCCACGGCTGCCGAGCCATATCGCTCAGCCGCCTGTTCCGCTGTGTATGCGCCCGTCTCCTGCGGTGCTGACTCAGGCTCAGCCTGCGCTGTCTCCTTGGACTGTTCTCCTGACCGCTCCCCAAGTTTCTTCTGCAGCTCGCTGTAAGCCTTGGCCAGCTCATAGGGGCTCTTGAATTTGCCAAGGATGACTTCTTCCTGTGCTGACTGTTCTTGCTCACGGGCAAACTCCTCGACAATGTTTTCCTGGCCTGGTGCAACGAGCCCATCGATCTGCTCTGGTGTCGTCAGCTGTGGTGACTCAAAACTTTCAGGAGTGCTGTTGACCGGAGTGCCAATAGTGCTGCTCATTGTTGTTCAGGGAGTTGTTCTGCTTGGCCAATTTCCTGCGCTGTTTGCGCAGCATTAGCGACGTTTTGCGGATCAGCGAGCTTGGATTGCATCAGCATCTGCTGCTGCGCTTGCTGCTGCGCTTCAGCTTGTTCCTGAGCAAATTCCTTCTCGGTTTTAACCAACCCGAGAGTATCGATGCCCATGGAATAAGCCATCCGCTTAATCAGTTCAGCAGGTTTTACATAGGTCTGCAAACTCTCTGGCCCCATTGTTTGGCCCAAAGTGGTTGTAAACCGAACCAGCTGTTCAAGATCATTGCCCCGTCCAACTGCTGCCAAGCCAACTGTCATCACAGGCTTGACCAATTCCTCCGGCAGCTGCGGAATCTTGTTATCACGCTGCAGAATGTCCAGCTTCCGAGAGACATACGGAACCTGAAATGTTGTCTGCAACACGGACCAGATCGCGCCGAGGGAGGCTTCGATTTCAAGTGCCTGCAAGCGGACCTCTTCGGCAGTTGTGCGCTCAGAGTCGCGAACATTTGCAAGCATGAAAGCCTGCGACAACCTGGCTTCGATCTGCTGCTTTCCTTGCATCGCGACCTGCAGATCCGTGGATTTCTGGACTTGAAGTGCGAGCACATCGTTCGGATCCCCGGTCACAAACGAGCCGTTCGATGCTGCGGCCAGATTTGATGCCTTCGTCACGCCGGATGGTTTGACCAAAAACAGGATCTTGCTGCTGGCCAAGCTGCCTTCAGCAATTGCCTGACACAAAGCCTCGACAGTTTGCAGATCAGCGAGTGCTGCAGTCTCGACGTAGCTGATGCCGTACTGCTGGCCATCGGCCCGGATCATGGTCAGCGGCAGCCATGGCGAGACCTCTTCAGGCCTGCTGAACGACGTGCCGGGGATGACTTTGTTGTTGACCTCCTGGTGCCACTTGACCGTGCCTTTCTTGCCCTGGCCGTTCCTTTCCCACTTGATGTAGGTGTAGATGCGAACGGTGTCGCCGTTGTCCCTGCGTGGGACAGGATCAACGATGTCATCGATCAACCCTGAAGTCACATCGTCATCGTCGTCCTTCGCGCGAACCATCTCCTGAATTTTCTCAGGCAATGTTTCAATGGCCAGCTGCTCGCAGATCACCACCTCGAGCGGATTGCCCATCGGATCCCGCTGGCAGACGTAGCGGTTCAGGTGAAAACAGCGCAGCCCTTCCGGCGCAATATGCAGCAAGCAATTGCCGCCGACGATCAGATGCAGCAGCGCCTCATGGAACACCACGCGATCGTTGCTGGCCTCGATCTCCCGGAGCACCTGGCGCTCGATCTGGCTTAAAGACTGCTCGAAGTCAGTCTTTTGCTCAGGGCTGACACCTTGAGCATTCAGCTGTGCTTCATCCAGCGAGAACCGAAAAAATTGCTGCGTGGGAGGTAGCAACGCAAGAAGCATTCGACTTGCAAGGTTGAGACATCCCCGTGCCCCGATGCCGTTCCATGGAACCGGGAACGTCTCTTTCGTATCGGCAACTGGCTCCGAGCTGGTCGGAATCAGATACGGAATCGTCAGCCGAGCGCAAGCTCGACCCCTGCTCAGGTAGTAATCCCGGTCCTGAGCCAGGTCGTCATAGCGTTGCGCTGCGGTCTTTTTCATCAGATTGAGAGGTTGACTCCGGCACCACCGGCATTAGATGCGCCGGCGCTGCTGATCTTCAAGCTGCGCTTTTGTTTTTTCTTGGGGCTCGCAGCAGTAGTCGTTGTTTGCGCAGTAGATGGCGCTGCAGTCTCTTGGGTTGTAACGCTGTAAGCCGACGCAGCCCGTGCAGCCTGCATGTTTGCCTGCTCCGCCTTGCGGGTCTGGTACTGCGCAACAAGCTGCTGATTGCGAAGCTGCGCATCATCCATCTGTTTCTGCAACTGTTCCGAAAATGCTCTTTGCTGAGCCTGAGACTGCTCGCGGTACGTTTGCAACGCCTCCTCTTGGCGCTGAATGTCCTCTTCGGACGGGCCGACGTATTCGACCTTGGGAGAACTTGACCCTCCTCCTCCGCACATGATGAATCTCCTTTAGGTGATGTTGAGGCCCGCGCCTTTGGCGGTTTTGGTCGCTGTCCTGCCGATGCGCAGGGACTTCTTGCCCTTGGCAACGTCAAGACCTCGATTCATTGCGCCAATGGTCGGCGCTTGAGCGACGTCCACCGGTGGTGGAGCGCCGATCAAGGTCTGCAACCTCGCCGCATCAGCAGCAGCAGCGGCTTCGTCCTGCGCCCTGGCAATCCTGCTCTGCTCAATGCCTCGCAGGAAATCAGTCTGCTGCCGCAGTGAATCCTGGAAACCAGCCTGCAGCTCCATGATGCCGCTGTTCATCGACTGATCGATAGCTGCTTTCTGCAACTCAAACTGCTGGTTGAAAGCGTTGTAATCAGGCTGTGTGATTGTTGCTCTCGGCGGGGCACCTCCACACATCAGTCATGCCCTCCAAGCGCCATTGTTGTGCGCAAATCCTCCTGCTGTTCCTCGCACTTTTTGGCGAGCCAGCGAATTACGGAGACCTGGCCGGCGCGATACATGATTTCTTTGTCGCCCCAATCAAGATCTGGAGCACGATCTGGGAACTCAGCGGCCATTGCAGCCACTAATCGTTCATTAATGGGTGGCAATGGAAGCACTCTGCGGGATCGTAGATATGGCAACTGTATCTAAGGTGGCTTTAAGCGCACAGCCTGCCAATGAGCGATCAACTCGAAAAAATCGGGAAACTCCACGACCTCGTAATCGAAATGACGCTCGAACGTCTGGAGCAAGGCGACACCAGAGCGGTCAATGATGCGATGGCCCTGATCAAAAACAGCAACGTCAGCGCTGTAGCTGCTGAAGGCTCAACTCTCAAGAAACTGGCAGGGAAGCTGGACTTCTCCGAGATGGAAGACAAGGTGATCCCGCTCAAACAGAAAGCTGTTTGACCCCTCCATACGCGCCGGACTGATTCGGCTGGGGCCGCCACCCCAGGGCGAGGCAATCGATCGCACCGACCTGCTCAGACATCCAGACCTCCATATCTTCCCGCTGGATCTGCGCAGCACGTTCAGCCTGGGTACGCATCTGGTCCTGGGCCGCGGCCTCCACGAAATACGCCAAGGCAATCGCTAGGGAGTCACATCTATCGTCAAAATCAAGGCAGCCCTTTTCTGAACTGAGCCTAGAAAGCTGCCATGCGAGTGATTTTGAGTACCCATGCTCAGGATCTTCATCCAACATCCGATAGTCTTGTTTCAGCACCCGCGACAACACGCATAAGCGGTGTTGCTGAATAATTGGCCCCAATGTGTCGCACAATCTGTGTTCCTTTCGGATGCTGTGCTTCACCTCTTCAATTGAAACCGGATGATGCCGCAACATATGCGGTTTTAGGAGTTGTGTGAACATACCGTCGCCCATATTTGCCTCAGCGACGACGTAATTGACGCCCCATTTCTTTGCAGTTTTGGCTAAATGCTCCAGAACGGTGTCTTCATAGCCAAGAGTGCTGCCACCGTTTTCAAGAAGGAAGAAATTACCGCCATATTCAGCTAATACGGACCACGCCAGTTCATCCCTACCTCTACCTGCAGGATCAACTGAAAGGATTACCCGTGTTTCTTTGCGTTCTATCCATCCATTCACAAAAGCAGGGCGATGGTAATGACGATCAGCACCCATTCCAATGCAAATGAGATTCTGCAACCTGTAATCAGGGGAATTCGACCACACAAATGTTTCGGGCAAAGCAGATCCATCAATATCGAGAACGCACAGGTCGCCAAGGCGTACTGGGAAGCGATCAAGAGTTGCAAGTCGCGTATTGAGACCGAACTGCAGCTCGAAGGATGCCTTCGTCATCGACGCCTGACGCTGCAGGATGTCTTCGTGACTGAACCGTTCCGGGTCCGTTGGTTCACCGATTAGATCAGGATTTTCTGTCAGCTCCTGTTCAATGACTGGATCGAGGTTGCCCTCATAACAATCCAGCTCTTTTGGATATTGAGCAGGCCAATAACGACTGGCATAGCCACGTTCACGAACCAGCCTTAAATAAATGGACGTTTCCGTGTGCGGCGTACCCAGATAAAGTATTTTTCGGGGAAGAATTTGCCCTTCATCAGGTTTAATTATGCTCTCCATCTCGGTGACAGCATGAGCGACACGCTCCTGCTTAAGTTGCGTGATTACGTTGCTGAGCGTCTCCACATCGTCGAGTATTGCGCAAGTGCATCTTTGTCCAGTCGTCTGAGAAGTTACCCCCATTGCACGTACCGAGGGACTTTGTTCGACGGTACAAGGAGCCACATCGAAGGCGACATTGGAAAATCTGTTTTCTGGGCCTGGGAGCAGACAATTAAGAATATCGACCTCAGCCATTGCACGGAGCATGAACTGAGAGAAATCGCCAGCCTTCAACGCTGTGGCAGAAACAACGAGAATCTTCTCCTCCGGATCGATCCGAAGCCGATAAAGCGCGTAATAACTGGCCAGGAGGGATTTTCCAAGCCCCCGGAAGGCAACGGTAAGGCTACGGTTTGGTCCGTTCTGCATCCATTCGGCCACCGAACATTGCTGCTTGGTCGGTGTCGAGGCAAGACCCTGCTCCCTGAGCAGATAGCAGACGAAATTCGGAAAGGAATGGAGCTGCTCAGGCAGCGGCTCCCAGCGTGACAGTGCCATCCTTCACCTCCTCGACTGCTTCAATCCATGTTCTGAGAGAAGCACCAGTTTGAGTGCCTTTTGTCCATCGAGTGAACTTGATTACATCTTCCCCTGTCATGCAGATGTATGACTTGTCCGGCTCCCAGACGAGGAAAGAATTGGGGCCTTCACGCGGCCTGCGGTATTCCACCTTGAGAGCACCGGGCTTTTCAAACTTCAGAGAAACTGCCATCAGTTCTTGGCTGGAACTACAGGTGCAGGGGAAGGTGTTGGTTTTGTTGGCATTGGGCACTGAGTCATTTTTTTGCTGTTGATTTTTTTGCTGAATTGGGGCCAGCAGGTGCTTTGACGATGACGTTCATTGTCAGCTCCTTCGGTGAATCAGAAGCTGTAGCGCTGGTCAGCTTGCAGCGAATAGTTGCGGGACCACCGCTTGCATCACCGGCAATCACCACTCCTGCATCAGTGGAGGTGCCGACAATGGAGATGTATTCACCACCTGTTCTGATAGTCCACTTGTAGGTGACATCTTTTGAATCACCATCAAACTCAGCGGTCACTGTTGATGCTTTGCCCTCATCAAAGGCAACAGTGTCACCTTGATCATTCACATCATCACCGGTGCCGGCCACTGTGCCGATCGTTGTTGCAGGTGGCGGTGGCGGTGGAAGCTCGTTTGACATGCCATCGACATAGGGCCACTGGCCATGAGTTGCGTAATAGGCCTCCTGCGCAGCTTGAACGACAGATTGCGGGCGATCGGATGGACCCTCCAGCTGCAGCGCAATGCGGCTGGAGCTGGTGAGATACACCAGCGGATCTGCCCCAGCGTTGTTAACGACAGTGCTCATTTCTTGCCTACCGGCTTGGGCTTGTAGCACTTCTTGGCCATACGACCTCGTAGAACTCACACGACACCATATTGCCAACAAGAAAGCCTCCCGCAAAGGAGCCCTTCAAGTGCGGGCCGGGTCAGCTCCTGCAACGATCCCCTCGAGATTTTTTGAGCTGTATTCACGCGTGGTGTATCGACGACCGCACCATCGGCATTTACGCAATCGCTCGTAATGACCCTTGTTTGTTCGATAGACGGAAAGGACTTTTGATTTATCCGTTCCGCAGTAAGGACACTCGATCATTCTTCCTGGTCAATGCGAATGATTGCCTGCAACAAAGCCCCAGGGTCACGGGGAACGCTCTGGGGCTCTGAGGCTTGCGGGCTGGGAGGTACTAGGTCATAGCCGTAGCTGCTAATCCTTCCCCAGGCGGCAATGTGGTGTCGTCTGCTCTGACCCCAACCGTCCACGACCAAGCAGAAGGAGGAGCTTTCACTGACGACAACGACACCTTACTCCGTGTTTTGCTCTTTGGTCCTCCTCAGCTCTTCTTTCCATATAGCGCTGAAACCGATCAGGATCCGTCCTGAAAGCAGCGACAACTCCGTATTTTCGGTAGTTGTCGTCGCTGTAGATCCTGGCAGCTTCCTCTGGTCCGATCTCCCTGGCATTCGCCAGCATCTTGTCTGCTCTGCGGTCCTTGGTGTTCATCAGTTGGTTGCCTCGCTCATGGTTTGCAGCAGAGCGACACGACGCTCGAGCACCTCATAGGTTTCAGATGTCGTGATTGGCCACGCCCTGCGGTTGTTGCCTCTGACTTTTTTGATCTCACGCATCAGCTTCTTGCACTGATCCACCGACCAGAACGCCACCTTCTTTTCCCTCTCCGAAACGGGCATCCAATTCGGCGTCCCTTTCCATCTCGTAATCTCCTCTCTCTCCGTCGTCCTGGGACCAAACGTTTCCGTCCAGGTCCGCCGTCCAAGCTTCTCCCTCTGGTAGTTCAAGCGGGTCATAGGTCGTGGGTTTGTCGTTGTATTTGAGTGATGGCAGGCCCATCACGCTGATTGCGTGACGGACAGCTTCGAGTTGATCTGGATGCGTGACCCGCCAACAGCGCTTCCTTGCGCCGTTGCCCCATGCCCAGCCTGCGTATTGGATATACCCCGCATCAAGAAGCTTCTTTAGCGCCTTGATGACAGTGGTCTTCCCCATTCCGCACTGCTTGGAGATGCCTTTCACGCTCCACTTCGACACTCCGCCCTGCCTGAGGTCTTGGCCCTCCTTCCAGTAATGAACTCCCTTACGCCGAAAGTCCCTTAATGGCTCCTTGGCCTTCTTTCCTGTTACGTCGCTAAAAGCGTCTTCCCACAACAAGGCATAAACAGCACCACATTCACGGCCTAAGGCGAAAACCTTGGCCATCGGTGGGCAACTACCTTGCAGGATTACAGACACGGACCCCTGTCCTGTGTGGGACACGTTTAATCATATACATCCCCGTAGAGCTTCAGGAGTCCCTCCTGGCAGTTTGCCACCAATTCCCCC